TCCTTATGATTAACATTTAAAAAATTGTCATCCCAATCAAATGCCTCTTGTACCACTTGTTTTGATAACCCCTTATACTTTTGATGTAATTTCTTATCTTTTGCAAGTATTAAAACTTCTGCCTCACCCTCTTGTAATCCCTCTAACATTTGGACAAACATAGTTTCACATTTAACTTGATTTAATTTATCGTTTCCACCCTTTATGAAGTGAAACAGTTTACCAGCTTCTTGTTCTAATCTTGTGTGTTCAGTTCCCTCTGGTGCATCATTTTTAATAAATGGTACATCACCCTCTGGTAATCTCCATACAATTTTAGGGTCAAAACTAGATTTCAAAACCATTTTCAATCCTTCACTACTGTATTTTCTTAATACTTCTATTTTCTTACCTTTTACTTTTGCATTATTGACCATAGTTAATACTTCGTGCATTAAAGGTCTTACAACATCATATGCCATTAAAAATCTCCTAGTTTTTCAGTCAGCTCTTTTAGTCTGTGTTTCATAAAATAAGGTAATATTTTACTCTTATCATTTTGGGTAATTTTATCTACCCACATATTATATATAAGTTCCCCCAACTCATTTGGTATACTGTCAAAGTCAATCAATGTTTTGTTTCTTTGATAGTTTCTTTTTATCTCACCCTCTGGAATACCATTTTCTTTCCACTCAGTTAATTTCTTTTTTGTGATAGGTCTTTGTCTTAAATCTTCTACAAAGACACTATCTTGAGATAAAACATTTGGAACACCATCTCCTTTATCTCCTCTAATAATATGTTCAAATTTATATTGTTCTGGATTCTCATCAACCACAAATTTTTTTAAAGTTGGTGAATATTGTTTTACATTATCACTTTGATGTAGTTGTATAAAATCTTTATCACCAGATATAATTAGTATTTCCTCATATAAGTTTGGTGTAGAAGAAATCTTATTTGATAGAATCGCAATAATATCATCAGCCTCTGCACCGTCTATTTTTAAAACTTTATAAGGGAAATTTTCTTCTAACTCATTTTGAATTTTAGTTAGTATATCAAACAACTCATTCCAATCTAAACTACTTTCACTTCTTGCCTTCTTACGATTTTGTTTATAATAGGGAAAGTAATCTTTTCTCCAACAATGTTTGTCGTCATAACAAAGTACCAATTCACCAAAATCTTTACTGAATTTTGTTTTATAAGACCTCAAGGAGTTTAGTACCATATGTCTTACTAAATCCTCACTTAAAGGTTCATCTTTCATCTGTATCATCAAATTACTAATCGTAACTTGATTCATATCAACTAATATCATTTATTCTTTTTTTTATCTAAAGCTTTCAAAAACTTTGATATCAATTCCATTTTAAATATTGTGTTAGTATTACCTTTTTCATCTTTCTCTTGAACCATAAACTTATCAACCAAAGGTTGCATTTCGTGTTTAATATCTAAATCTCTATAAATAGAACTCTTGATTGATTCAATAACAAAAGATAAATCTTTTACAAACATTGGGTCATTAACTTTCAATCCATTATCATTTAATGAATGAACTAATTGCACTATTAGTGCTTCAGTAAGTTGGTCTGCAAAAGAGATATCCTCATTAAGTCTTAATAAGTTCTCATCTGGTTTGACTACTTTTCTTTTACCCTTAAATCTTTTAGGGAATTTAATTATGTTATCTTTTTTCTTTTCCATAATAATATTTATGTCCAATAGTTTATTAAACCAGCAACTGATATAATAAACCCAACAGAGTTTAATAGTATGATAGAACCGTCTTTCCAAAAATATCCAACTACAACCCATACAATACTCCCTATGGTCATAAAGTATAGATTTAGTGGATAGATATTAAAAGATGTAAAACATAAGCCTATCAACAATAGGAAAGAACCAAACCATTTTAAACCTCTAACTTTTCTAGTTTCTCTCTTTTTCTTATACATCTTCTTGTACTCGCAGCCTTCTCTTTTCTTTTTCTTTCGTTCCTTGTTTCGTAATATTCTCTTTTACGAAGTTCATTGAACATATCTTCTTTTTGTAGTTTCTTTTTTAGTTTTCTAATTGCCTTATCTACATTTCCATTTTCTACTGCAACAGCAGTACCAGGCATTCTTTTATCTGGAGTTCTTCTTTTTTTATTAAATCTATGTACTTGTTTGAATCGCATACATATCCTCCATTAATTGATTTGTTACTTCTGCTTCATATTGGTCTACGCCAGTAAGAAATGCATTTATATCTGTTATTGATAGTTTTCTGATATCCGAAACATCTGCACACTTCATAACATAGTCTGCAATGTGGTCTGGAATATCTTCGTGTGTATTATAAAAATAAATCATATTCACCTATATTGTTAAGTTTTATATCGTCTAATTTCACTTCTTATCATCTCTGAATAATGTCTTAACCAAGCTTTTGATTGTTTATTCAGATTATAAGATGAATCGTCTTTGCATTTGTTTTCCATAAATTGTGCAATGCCTTCCAGATTCTCAAGTGCAAGTTGTTTATTAGTTTTGATTGGTTTTAAATCTTCCAACATCATTGTAATTCCAACTTTTTCTAGATTATTCATAATTATATCCTATCATAAAAATTAATATTGTCAACCCTAATTTAAAGTTTCTACTACATCACCGTTTTCTATTTTAACTAGTCTAACTAATTGACCAAAGTTTGTTTTAAAAACTTCAACTAAATTATCATAATCACCAGACATCATTTCTTTGACAATATTGTCAATCTCGTCTTTTGATAAATCTAATTTAACTCCTAAATATTTTGCCTTTCTCATCAATGCAAATGCATTTCCGTCTGGGCCATTTAAATTTACTTCTACTTTATATTCCATTATTTTACCTCTTTCAAATTAAACTTTTCAATCATAATATCTCTAACTCTTTCTCTGTCAAGACTATCACCACAAAATGTATATTGTTGTTTAGATAAACAATCTGAAAGATAGTCAATAGTTGCAGTAGTAATTTGACTTATAGTTGCACCCATATCATAGATACCACCTTTACCATAAAAATCATATACATAACTAACAAATTCTTTGATAATAGTATCTTTTCTTTTTCTTATAATATTTTTTCTCATTTTAATATTTACTCCAATAATCGTTCCACACATAATTTGCAATCCAATTTAAATCATCTTCACTCCAGATGTTTTTACATTTGTCTTTTGCAATACCTAAGAACTCTTCAAATACTTCACATTCTTTTATATCATTTTCATCTATATTACTATAAAATCTATCTACTAGATTATCCATATGTTTATCAGTTATATTTGCGATTGTCATATTTTCTCTCTTTCTTTCTTGATTATATTACTATTATACTTTGTTTTAAGAACAATGTCAAGTCTTTTTTTAATTATTATGACCAAAGTTCGTTTCTTACTTTTCTTTGTTTTTTTCTTTGTTGTCTATTCCAGACTTCTTCTTGAACTTCTAAAGAAGGCCAATCGTGGTCATCTTCTATTGTATCGTTAACCCACGCTAACAAATCATTTGCTAACTTCTTTGCTTCTGTTTTACTAAGATTAACACAGTTCATATCATCAGAAGATTGCATCCAATTAGTTTTTGGATTTCTAACAGTCAATATACTCAATCTTGCACCACCAAAACCAGCATACTGTCTTAAACTTATTGTTTTTTTATTTGAAGATTTAACTCTTTTTCCCATTTTTTTGTCCTTTCTTTCTTGACTTTATGTCTCTATATTACCTTGTTTTGAGAACAATGTCAAGTAAAAAAGTAAAAAAAATGAAAAAAAGATATGAATTAAATCAATGACTTACGAAGATGTGTTATATTTTCTGTAATCATTGTGGTTTCCATACCAGTGAACTTCGGTATGAATCTTGTTTTTATTGGATTTTATGATGTGTTTTTCCCACCAATCTGGTTCTTTTACAGTACAATGTGCATTTTCACCATTTGGTAGTATTGCGTGTGCAAGTCTTGTACAAATCGCAAGATATACAAACTTTTTTGCCTTACTGTA